AAAGACAAGAAGAAGGCAGCCAAAGGGAAGAAGACGATGCGAAAGAAGTCTGATCCCAAGAAGCTTAAGGCTATGAAGAAGAGAGTCACCAAAGAGGCTGCTAAGACAAAGACAGCTGCCAAGGCCAAGAAGGTGGCTGCCAAGGCTGCCCGGTCAGAAGGCAACCCAAAGAAGATCAAAGAGACCGTAGCCAGAATCACTGCAGAACAGACCATCGAGGAAAAGCTTGCAGTAGCCACTGCTAGCTAGCATGAATTACACCTACATCAGGAGCTTGACAATGCTCAGTAAAAGTGAGAAGGAAATTGCTAAGGCAATGGATCAGTATCATTGGCGTGCTTGGCTCCCCGTGCAAGTGATTGCTGATGAGATGGGAAGACATCCTGGTCATCTTAACAACTCATTGCTAGCAATGAATAAAAGGCATCTTGTAGAGATGACAACAAAAGATGGTAGCGAATGTTACAGGCTAACATCTCTTTGCAGATCTCTTGTGCGAGCCTAGCATGGCAACCTTTCTAGCAGACTACGAGTGTGGTAATTGTGGTGAAATTAGTGAAATTCTAACTCACAGTCGTATGCTAGAAGATGGTACTATTGAGAGTGATATGGTAGGATGCCCGAAATGTGGCTCTCTTAAGATGACTCAAGTTCTAGGAGGGCATTCCACCAAGCTGAATGATCAAGAAACTCTGTCCGCAGAATTGAAAAAGCGCAGCGCAGATCACACACTCAAAGAAATGCGTAAGCAAGCTGGTTGGAAGACTGGAGCGCTTCCACCAAACTTTGGGAGGACTCGACAAAAGTAAAGGAGAGGAACAATGCTGATTCGGGGGTCGTCGACCACCGTGCCTGTACGGGCAGCAGCATCACAGCATTGGCAAGTATTCAACGGAGTAAAAGGAGGAAAGTACTTTCTAGTAGATACCCTACCTAAGTGGAAAGAAGTATTCGCTCAACTAGTACTAAAGAAGTATCTCGCCTGTGACACTGAAACTAGTGGTCTTAACCATCTCATCTCTAAGATCGTTGGATTGTCTTTCAGCTTCGGAGCGGAGAACTGCTACTACGTTCCGCTTCGGCATACCAAACTGATTCTAGACCCAGCCACTGAGAACCCAAAGAAACCAAAATGGTTGGAAGTTGAGTCTGACGAGAAACAGCTATCCATAGACTCTATATATGATGACCTAAAGCAAATCTATGAAGATCCTGACCGAGTAACAATCTGGCACAATTACAAGTATGACGGTCATTATCTGAAAGACGAAGGTTTCAATATAGCTGGCGTGATTCATGATACTCTTATCATGCACAATCTGTCGGATGAAAATGCTAGTTCAAGGTTGAAAGACCTAGCAGTAGCATTCATTGACCCGGCAGCTGCAGATTGGGAATTTGCTCTGGATGATTTCAGAGTCAAGTATGCTCGTGCACACAAAATGCAAAAGAAGAATGTGCACTATGGGCTAGTACCATTGCAGCTAATGACCCCGTATGCTTCTGCAGACACACACTACACCTGGGCCATGTTCAAGAAGTTACAGCCTCAAATTGTGGCTGACAAAGCTCTCAGAGATCTCTATGTGCAGGTAGAAAGCAGGCTGCTGCGTGTGCTTCTAACTATGGAGCACGAGGGGGTTGTTATAGATCGAAACTATCTCAAACGTATATCACCTGAAATGGGAAAGGAACTTGAAGAGCTAAAGCAAGCATGCTGGAAGAGCTTAGGCAAAGAAGTAAACATAGAAAGCAATGTGCAAGTAATTCCACTGCTTCAAGCCAAAGGAATCAAATTCTATAAGAAGACAAAGATAGGCGGAAAGCCTTGCTTGGATAAAGAAGTACTGGAAACTCTGGCTTCCAAGCATCAAATAGCTGCCGATCTAAAGACGTTCAGAGAAACCAGAAAGCTTAAAACCACATATGTAGACAACCTTATTGTAATGTCCGCTAAGGACCAAAAGATACACTGTGAGTACAACCAAAATGTATCTACTGGTAGAATGTCTGGCAAGAATCCTAACTTAATGAACATCCCACGTAATGACACCACAATCAGAACAGCTTTTGTACCTCCAGTGCGTGTTGTGTGTCTAGGTGGAGATGTAGCTTATGTTAAGCCCCCCTGTGGCTACGTAGAAGATCTGATTGTAGTGCCATCCTGTTGCCCTAAGTGTGGGGGCAAGCTTCTGACTGACGATGAATTCTTTATGCTATTGATCGACTACAGTCAGGTCGAAGTGCGTATGACTGCACACTACTCTCAAGATCCTATTCTATTGGATGTGTACAACAATACAGGTGAAGACGTTCACCTGCGTACTTGTTGCGAGATGTTTGGCTACAAGTACAAAGAAGCTGTTAAAATTCTAGATGATAAAACACATCCACTCTACGCAGAAATCAAAAAGCATCGACAAATCGCCAAGATGATTAACTTCCTAATCATCTACGGTGGTGGAGCTAAAAACTTAGCAATCAAGATTAGTAATCCTCAAGAGGTATTTACTGAGGAGCAATGCAAAGTATTCATTAAGCAGTACTTTGACAAGTATCGTGGCATAGCCCGCTGGATTGCAAAGACCAAAGTACAAGCCCAGAATGACATGTTCGTTCAAAATTGGTTTGGGCGCTATCGTAGACTGCCAGAGCTTAAGGATGCTGTTCGCAGAAAGTTCCTTGCAACTGAGAAGTGGAAGATTGAGCGAGCCTTGCGGCAGGCAGTTAACTACCTAATCCAGGGCACTTGTGCAGATCTGTTCAAGATCGCATTGGTTAGGGTCAATGATGTGCTAGCTGGGTCTAAGTCTCGGATAGTTATGCCAATTCATGACGAATTGATCTTCTATTTCCACAAGTCCAACATGCCCCTACTGCCCCAAATCAAGAGTGAAATGGAGAACTTCGACTTCCGTGTCCCAATCGTGGCCGACATCTCGTACACGACCACCTCATGGACTGACAAGAAAGAACTCAAGCTTGTCGCCTAGTTAGCTTTTTTGTAGAAAAAGTGGTACGTTTCGTCGGGCTCAGGTTTAGGAGCACATAGAGGGTGTATGATGCCATCACATACAGGCAAGAATTTCACAAGTTGCAACCCCAAATTAGAACTAGAACCAGGAGTTGTACTTTCAAGCGATTTGCAAGATGACTTGTACATCAATCCAGCTAATCTTCAAGAGGAGTTTCTCAAACAGCCCGAATTGTACGCATGGTGGGCATCCACGTGCGAGCTTGCTAAGGACCTGGTGGCGAGGCAAAAGTTCCTACTTGAGCGTCTCTCTGCAACTATCGACCATAGAGTACGACTTGAAGCTCAGCAAGAAAGTGAGCGATTAGGTAAGACTGTAAAGATGACAGAAACAATGGTTGAACACACTGTCATCAGCAGTGAAGAGTATCAAAAAGCTATGCTCTGCTATCTTGACTTCAAGAAGCAACTAGGTATGCTGCAGGCTGGCAAAGAAGCAATGGAACAACGCAAGGACATGTTGATCAGCCTGGGGGCCAACTACCGGGCTGAAGCTTCCAGCAATCCATCCATTCTCATGGATGCTGCAAGAGAACGTGCTAGGCGTGCTGCAGCAGGGAAGCGTCTAGAGGAAAGCTCTGAAACATCGAGTGAAACTGCACCTAAAAGAACGCCTGTCGGTAAGAAGGCATAGGTGCTTGCACCAGAGATCAAAGTGACCATCTAGGGCACGATACAGGAGACAAAATGGCTATCAAGACGAACATGGAGAAGGCGAAGAAGAAGTGGGAAGAGGAACGCGCACGCGCGGCTGCCGCTGCTCGCTTCGGTCGCCCGGTAACCTGGTGGAAGCCCTCCGTGGGCACCAACAAGATCCGCATCCTTCCGCCCTACACCGAGGAGGGGTATAACGCGAATCAATGGTGGCGAGAGTTGTGGGTGCACTACGGTGTGATGGCTGCTGAGAACCCAGACGACCAGAACCAGTTCACCATCGCATGCGCAGCAAAGACTCCCGACGCTGCGTCAATGCTTAGTATGGACCCCACCAAGCCCATCTCTTGTAAGATCTGCGCTCATATGCAGGAGCTTCGCTCCAGTGGTGACCCTGCTTCTGTTGAAATGGCAAAGCAGAGTCGAGCGAAGATGCGAATCTTTGCCAACATCATTGATCTCAATGACCCTGTTTGGACAAAGAAGGCAATCGAAGAGATCAAGGCGAAAGGTTGCCCAGAGAAGTCTCTACCTGCAGAAGGCAAACCCAAGATTCAGGTCTTCGGATTCGGCACCACCATCATGAAGGACCTTCTTGATTTCTACCAGGACAATGTGGACCTCGCAGATATCGCAGAAGGTCATGACATCACGATTGAGCGTGAAGGCAAGGACATCAACACTGACTATCGAACTCGCCCTGCATTGAAGCCTTCCCCTGCTCAATATATCACTGAAGAAGACCTGTCTGATATGTGGAACCTTGACCAGCTGATGCCTTTCATGACTGATGACCAGCAGGAGTTGATTCTTGCTGGTGGCACTCGTGAAGATGTGTTCGCTCTTACAAGTGCTACTGCCCCTGAAGAGCGGCAGCTTGAGTCACCAAAGAAGAAGGAAGAGGAATCTTCAGAGGAAACTACTGAGACTGAAGAGTCCAGTGAAGAAGCTGTCGAAGAGGAAGCTGTAGAAGAAGAGGCCACAGAGGAAGCCACAGAAGCGGCTCCAGAGGAGACTGCAGAATCCTCATCTATGCCACTTGACAAAGATGGGAACATCGACTACGATAAACTTAAGGATGAGCAGATCGAAGACAAGGGCAACGCGAATCTGGTTGACAAGGACGGCTTCAAGGTCTATGTAGAGTGCTTCGGTGGTGCTCGCCAGCGCAATCCAAACGATCCCGATTGCGCAGAGAATTGCGGGTTGTACGAACGCTGTGGAAAGAGGATCGAGTCACTAGATAAAGAGGAGGCTGAACGGAAGGCTGCAGCGGCGAAGAAAGCAGCCCCAGGCAAGAAGGGTCCTCCTGGCAAGGCAACTGCACCGACTCCGGCAGCCCCTGCTAAGAAGGCTCCAGGCAAGCCGACAACAGCTGCACCTAAGACTGAGGGCGGAAGCAGTGCGTTGTCACTTGAAGAAGAGATGAAGCGAGCATTGAACAAGAAGTGAGCATCACCGAAACGAAGTTTGACTAAACAATATCGACAGGAGACAAACTATGGCGACCGAGAAACTGACCAAGGAACAGCAGGAACAGATCAACGCAATGACCGCTCGTTACGTCGAGCGTCTTCAGAAGCGTGCAGCCGACGGCAAGGAGCTTAAGGTTGAGCGCTCTGGGCGTGTACCGTCCGACGTGGCTGATGACAAGCGGGACGAGTACGTGGAGCTTCGGGACCAGCTGGTGCAGCTGAAGAATCTGCGCCAGGAGTCGGTCAAGAAGCTGCGCGACCTCCGTGAAGCGATGGAGGCCCTGCGCACCCGCAAGCCCAAGGCCAAGAAGGCGAAGAAGTAAGCTTGAGGGCAGCCTGGGGTCAACCCTCAGTTTGGGTGCTACCGGCCAGTAGCTCTCCTCTCCCCCAGGCTGCCCTTACTTGCTTGT